GTCATTCCAACAATCAAGCGTATGGGAAGACCCCGAAAGGTTGCAAATGGCTGAAATTGACGCAAGAGATTTTGGTAGATTAGAGGCTCAAGTAGAAGCGCTACAACTTCAAGTATCTCAATTGAGTACAGATGTAAAGTCATTACTTGAACTTGCCAACAAGGGCAAAGGTGGTTTTTGGATGGGTATGACTATCGCTTCATTCATGGGCGGCGTTATTACCTTTGTTGCTGACAGACTCTGGAAATAAGGGGAAAATTATGTACGGAAAAATGATGGGTGGTAAGGCTAAAGAGACTGCAAGCAAGGGCAAGAAAAAGGGTGTTCCTGTGACTATTATGGTTGCGGTTGGTAAGCCAAAGATGCCTATGCCTATGAAGGGTAGCAGGACTGCTACTAACATGATGAAAAAATCTTCAAGAGGTAAATAATGTCATCCTTAACTACTCCTGTTACTCTATTGAGTGCTGTTGTCGCAACAGGTGCATCTCGATCTGTTCAAGCAGATGCTGGTCAACCCGCATTCTTGCAAGTTAGTGGTATTACTACTGCAACTGTTGCATTCCAAGGTAGCTTGGATGGAACAACCTTTGCCACAATTGGTACTGCTTTGACTGCTGATGGAATTGTTACCATTGCCAATGCTCCTAAGTATTTGCGGGCAAACTGCACTGCATACACCTCTGGAACCATCACGGCAAAAGTGTTGTATTGACAAATGAAAACCAAATCTAAGGTCAATCAAGCAGGGGTTTACACCAAGCCCACCATGCGAAAAGCCTTGTTTGAGAAGATTAAAGCAGGGTCATCAGGTGGGGACTCTGGTGAATGGTCAGCAAGAAAAGCACAATTGCTTGCCAAAGAGTACAAAGCAAAGGGTGGAGGTTACAAGACATGAGCAAAGACAAACCACATTACTTGCCTGATGGCAAACTGTACAAGGGTGACACGCACAAGGTGGGTTCAACTTTGATGACGGGTGCAAAGCATTCTGCATCAAGTAAGGTATTGACGCACACACCATCTAAGCCAAAGGCTAAGAAGTGAAAGACCCACAACAATCTCTAAAGGATTGGGGTAAGCAGAAATGGCGTACTAAGTCAGGTAAACCCTCATCTCAGACGGGTGAGAGGTATTTACCAGAGGCGGCTATTAAGTCTTTGAGTGCTGCTGAGTATGCGGCAACCACTAAAGCCAAGCGCAAAGGTACTGCATCTGGTAAACAGTTTGTTGCCCAACCAAAGAGCATTGCAAAGAAGACATCAAAGTTTAGATGAGGTAAAGATGAAAACACCCACTTGGCAAACAAAAGCTGGTCAAAATCCAAAAGGCGGCTTGAATGCCAAGGGCAGAGCGTCTTATAATGCAGAAACTGGTGGTAATTTGAAGCCGCCAGTAAAGTCGGGGGATAACCCTCGCAGAGCAAGTTTCTTGGCTCGTATGGCTGGTAACAGCGGTGCAGAGTACGACAAGAAAGGTGAACCAACAAGACTGCTTCTTTCGCTACAGAAATGGGGTGCTAATTCCAAGTCTGACGCAAAGGCAAAAGCTAAAGCTATATCCGACAGGAATAAGGCAAAAGCAAAATGAGAGCAGTGTCAGTTGCAGCCAATCTTACAGCTAACACGCTGACATCGGTATTCACTTGCCCGATTGGTTATTATGCAAAAGTCGTTTTAATTCGTGCTGTGAACAAAACAGCTACCGATAAATACATTTCGCTAGATTGGACAGACACATCTGAGTCAACCACCTATTCCATCAGCTATCAACAACAAGTTACATCACTAACCACAAATTTTGATTTTGGTAACTCGTACTTAGTGCTTGAAGAAGGTGATATTTTAAAAGCCACAAGTCAGTCAGGGTCTACATTCACAATAATTGCAACAATTGAACTTGAAGGGTTGACCAGACTATGACCTACCTTGAACTTGTAAACGATGTACTCGTAAGGTTGCGTGAGCCAACAGTTACAACTGTCGTTCTCAATTCGTATTCCACATTAATTGGCAAGTTTGTCAATGATGCGAAGCGTCAGATTGAAGATGCTTTTTCTTGGAATGCTTTGGGTCAAACTATTACTGTTACCACAGTAGCATCTACGGCATCTTATTCTTTGACAGGTGCTGGTCAGAAGTTTCAAGTAATGGATGTAATCAATACCACAAGTAATGTTGGTCTTACTAACATTAGTTTTGTAGACATGAACCGCAAGCTAAACTTTACGCCAATTGCCAATCAAATACCTACAGAATTTGCTTTTGATGGAGTTGATGCAAGCTACGACACCAAGGTAAATCTATACCCAATACCTGATGATGTATACACGATCAAGTTTGCTTTAACAGTGCCACAGGCTACCTTGGCATCAGATGATACTGTTGTATCTGTTGCTGACACTTTAGTGGCTCAGAATGCCTATGCTCGTGCTTTGGTAGAGCGTGGTGAAGATGGTGGTTTGTCTTCTTCTGAAGCGTATCAACTGTATAAATCTATGTTGTCTGATGCCATTGCTTTAGAAGGCACTCGTTATCCTGAGAATCAGGAGTTTGTTGCAATATGAGCAAAGCCCTCCAAGTTTCTAGCGTATCGGCTCCAGGCTTTTTGGGGTTGAACACACAAGACCCATCTTTAGAAATATCGAATGGGTTTGCTGGCGTTGCTCTTAATTGCGTGATTGATAAGTTTGGGCGGGTAGGTGCAAGGCAAGGATACGAAAACATTAACACATCTAGTGGCACGTTAGGCGCAAATGAAGTAACAGTTATTCACGAGTTAATTCAAACAGACGGAACACTGACTGTATTGTTATTTGGTAATGGCAAACTGTTTAAGTTGGGTTTGGCAACGGCAGGTGCTGTGTCTGAATACAACATTGCTGAATACGGTTCTAACGGCGTACCTCTTGCCGAATACACGCAAGGCATTGCAGGGCTAGGCACTATTCTTGAATTGACGTATGGTGGCCCAGCAACTGCTCCAGTGTTTAACGCTGGCAACTGGCAAGCTGCAAGTCTAAATGGCATCGTGTATTTTTTCCAAATAAACAATGACCCAATCATTTACGACCCTGCTGTTTCTACTACTACTTATCGCAGAGTGACTGAAAAATCAGGTTACCTTGGTACTGTTCCTAGTGCAAATGTGGCGATATCTGCATATGGTCGTATTTGGGCGGCTAACACAACAACCAACAACACAACAGTATCTTTTAGCGATTTGTTGTCGGGTTTTGTTTGGTCTACTGGTACTTCAGGCACGTTAGATGTTTCCCGTGTCTGGTCTAATGGCGCAGATGAAATAATGGGATTGGCAGCGCATAACGGGTTTTTGTTTATCTTTGGTAGACGGCAAATCTTGATTTATGCAAATGCCACAACCCCATCAACTATGGCGCTTTCCGACACAATCTCAAGTGTTGGGTGCATAGCAAGAGATACGATTCAAAACACAGGCAAAGATGTTGTTTTTTTAAGCGGCAGTGGCTTGCGTTCTGTTTTGCGTACAGTGCAAGAAAAATCTGCACCGCTAGGTGACTTGTCAAAGAATATTAGAAACGATTTTTTAACAGTAATTGCAAGTGAGTCAGATACGCAGTTAAGGTCAGTCTATTCTGAGCAGAATGGTTTTTACTTGTTGACTTGTCCTTCCTCTCAAAAAGTATTTTGCTTTGACACTAAAGTAACTTTAGAAGATGGGTCTTATCGTGTGACGATGTGGGACAACATTGCTCCAAAAAGTTTTTGCTCTCGCCGCAATGGAGATTTGCTTATTGGTCAAACTGGTTTTGTAAGTAAATACACTGGTTACCAAGATAATGGCTTGCCTTATCGCATGGAATACTACACAAACAATGCTGACTTGGGAAATGATGGGCAAACCTCAATCATCAAGAAAATTAAGGTTCTTGTTGTAGGTGGCAGTAACCAAGCAATATCTGTGTTTTGGGGGTATGATTTCTCATCAAGTTATCAATCACAGACAATTTCCATACCAACGCAAGCAGTGTCTGAGTACGGCATTGGCGAATACAACATTGCAGAGTTTGCAACAGGCATTACTTTGCAAGAACTAACCGCATACGGCAGCGGTTCAGGAAAAGTCGTTCAAACAGGATTTGAAATTAACGTAAACGGGTTACCAATTTCTTTTCAAAAGATTGAGATTCAAACCAAATCAGGCAAACTTGCATAAGGAGCAACCATGTCAAACTACACGAAAACAGTAAACTTTGCAGCTAAAGACGCACTTACAACAGGTGACGCTAATAAAGTTGTTAAGGGAACTGAAATTGATACCGAGTTCAACAATATTGCGACTGCTGTTGCAACAAAGTTTGATACTTCAAGCACAGTAGCAGTAGCTAACGGCGGTACTGGGTCTGCATCAGGTGTTGCAGCATCTATCGTCTTGGCTGGTACGTTTGGCACAGGTACTTTTGCTCTTAATTCTAGTAGCCTATTGCGCTTGGGCGCATCTAGCCCATCAGCTAATTGGAGGCTTTACAGTGTTCCTGTTAATCAAGGAACAGGACATCCAGCAATTGTTGCTGATAGATTGAATTACGCTGATTCGTCTTCTTTATTTTGCAACGACACAACATCTGGCAGTGGTTCTAGAAACTTA